CTCAGAGAAGTTCGATGTGTATGGTGAAGTATCATTCATCACTGATGAAGATGCTGACACAGCATACGGCACTAAAATTGGTGCTAAATACAAGTTCTAAATGAAGAACTTTAATGAGCTATGGCTTGGGGTCTTCGGACTCCTCGCCATTTTCATTTTTATAGAGGGTCTACACATGACTGAACATCAGCATTGTAGATCCTGCCCACCGTGCGAAACCACGGAAAACTATTAGATACTTATGTAGCGAAACTGCATGAGGTCGATTAACCTATACAATTTAAACAAATGCCTTTTTCAAGTAATTCCACTTATGGAACTGTTGCTTATTCAACAGGAACACTATTCGATAATAGCAAGATCCTAGCAAATGATGGATCATCTTTATCATCTGCTACACTAGCAACACAATCTGATCTTAGTATCCCAGTTGGTGGATATGAAAGGGTTCAAGGTATCTATACTCTATGGTATGATACAGATACTACCAATGAGCTTAGTTACAGAATTGCAAACCTAGCTGTATCTGACGGATCAACTGCAGTTGCTACAACCATTGCAACTCATTCACTTGCATCCGTAGTATATACTGATTCTGCTGCAACACCTTCTGCAGCTGGTGTAGAGTGCGTAACAACTTATTCAACTGACGGCGCTGGTGAAACCATCGGTGTTGATTCAGGTGTATCTGATGCTGCTGCTCTATTCTTACAAGTACACTTTAATGCTCTAGTTACAGCAACTACAAAGGGTAACATCTCATTGCAGTTAGCTAACATAACTGGTTCTGCAGCTGGTACTCACCTGCTAGCAGGTTCCAACGTAGTTTGGAAGAAGTGGTAAATTAACCACATCGGGGAAGAGGCACCTCAGAGTCGGACCTCTTCTTCATTGGCTTTTGGCCCACTAAGGTGGATACCCTTAAGCTGTCTAGACGGCGGGATAGACCGCAAATATAACGCGATAAAAAATTTTCTCAACGTTGAGAGTCTGTAAAACTATACTCTCGAAGTAACAATGGCTAATGCCACACAAACCGTACTAGGTACCCTGAATAAGGCGGTGACCAGCACCTCTGGTTCTAACGCCTATGATACCAAGTACTCAACTTATTTAAAACTGTTCAGTGGAGAATTGTTTAAGGCTTATGAAAGCGCAACAATCGCACGTGACACAGTACAAAGACGTACCCTGAAGAACGGTAAATCATTGCAGTTCATCTTCACGGGACGTATGCAGGCGGCTTATCATACGCCGGGTGAACCTATCCTCGGATCGGGTGATCCTCCAGTAGCAGAGAAGACAATCGTCTGTGACGACCTGCTTATCAGTTCAGCTTTCGTTTATGATTTAGACGAGACACTTGCACACTACTCTTTGAGGGGAGAGATCTCTAAGAAGATTGGTCACGCACTTGCCGAAGCTTATGATAAGAAGATCTTCAGAACGATTGCTCTAGCAGCTCGTGCTTCACATCCTATTACTGCTTCTCCAGGTCCAGAGCCAGGTGGTTCAACCATCAAACTGGGTACTGGTAAAGAGTATGATGCTCAAGCATTGGTTGATGGCTTCTTCGAAGCTGCTTCAATTCTCGATGAAAAGAATGTACCCAAGCAGGGACGTACAGCTGTACTATCACCAAGACAGTACTACGCTCTAGTCTCTCAGGTATCTACTAACATCCTGAACCGTGACTATGGTAACAAGAGTGGTAATCTAACTTCCGGCGAAGGTCTCTATGAGATTGCTGGTATTCAAATCAGACGTTCTAACAACCTCCCATTCTTGGCAGGTACTGTTAACCAACAGTCTGGTGAGAACAACGATTACTCTGGTGACTTCCAATATCACTGCGGTCTTATCTATCAGAAAGACGTAGCTGGTGTTGTAGAAGCAATCGGACCTCAAGTACAGGTAACTTCTGGAGATGTGTCAGTCCTTTATCAGGGCGATGTAATTCTGGGACGCTTGGCTATGGGAGCCGGAACACTTAACCCAGCCGCAGCTATCGAATTCTCTAACCAGTAAGGAGGTATACTATGTCTACTATCCCTGGCGAAAATAGAAAGCGCACAATTACTGTAGGAATTGGTGGTCTCGATACTATTACCGAGAACCCACCTACTCCTGTAGAATATGGCAGAACTCTACTAGGAACTTCTTCCTTTGGAATCGCTGCTAGTTCAGCTGTAGCTACAGGTTCTTGTGACCTAACTGCTACACCTGGCTGTTAATAATACGAGGTAAAACAAATGGCAGTAGCCGTCGCTAAAGGTAACAATGGTGTTTGTACAACAGACGCCAACCGTGAAAGCGTATCTCGTACCGAAGGTGGTGCTGGTAATACTGATATCCGCAGCTCTGGTGCTGTGGTATCTATCACCAAAAACCTAAGGCTTGCATACGCTACACAAGAATGTAACGTTACCTAAAACTATACATGGGAGGGTTCTCACGCCCTCCTTTTTTTTATTCACATAAATTCATATGGCCTATCCTACTTATGCTGTGTCCACAGAACTGGATGCTGTTAATCAAATACTAAGCTCAGTGGGACAGGCTCCTGTCACCACACTTAATCTTCAGAACCCTGAAGTTTCAATAGTCCTTAACACATTAAGGGAAGTTAATAAAACTATCCAAGCTGAAGGCTGGACTTTTAATACAGAACGCCACTATAAGTTATTGGCAGACTCTGTTACTTTTAAAATTGAATACCCTTCCAATGCTTTATCTATTGATACATATAGATACCAACATTATGATGACTTCAATCCTGTAAGACGTGGTGGATTCTTGTACGATAGAAACGAGCATACTTATGAATGGAAAGATGGAGATGATCCACGTGAATTGACATGTGATATTATATGGTATTGGGAATTTTCTGATGTACCTCCTGCTATTCAAGCATATATAACTGCGAAAGCATCTAGACTATGTGCTGTAAGGATGGTAGGTGATGCGAATTTATATCAATTACTACAACAAAATGAGATGGAAACTAAAGCGGCTGCTTTAGAATACGAAACTCAACAAGGTGACTTTTCAATCTTTGGTTGGAAAGATACTGAAGATTACCACAACAGCTATCAACCGTTTGCTGCATTACAACGATGAGTACAATCACACAAAATATACCAAACTTTTTGAATGGTATATCTCAACAACCTGATAAGAAAAAGATACCCACTCAAGTAAAGGATGCTATAAACACATACCCTGATTATGCATTAGGTATGTTAAAGAGGCCAGGAGGTAAGTTTGTAAGTAATTTATATAACGCAGAAAATATAAACACAACACTCACTGCAGGTACACATAATGGTGTAACTGACAGTAGCAGAACTGTAGGTAGATATAATTCAGTCGCATCAACTGGAGGATCTGGATCAGGAGCTACATTCAATGTACATGCTCAGGCTGCAGGTGAAGTAGCATCGTTTACACATAACGGAGTCTCTGATAGTAGCAGGACTCCAGGCACATACTATATAGATAACGTTGCTGGTAGTGCTTCTGGTACAGGATGTGACTTTAAAGTTATAGTAGACTCCGAAGGTAAGCCTGATGTATACATAGATAACCGTACAGGTAAGACAGGAGGTGCAGGATATAATGCAAGCGGAGAAACAATTACTATCGGTGACGCCTCATTAGGAAATGGAGGTGCGGCAGCAGTTGTACTTACTATTACTTCTGTCTATACTAAAGGAGTTGAAGTTAAAATCTCCTCTGGAGGTAAGGGTTATGCAGTAGGAGATACCTTGACTATCGCTGACTCTGTAATGGGATCAGGTGGAGGTGCAGCTATTACTGTCACTATTACTGAGGTAGGAACTTACGGTAAATGGTTCTCTATACTTAGAGATGAGAATGAAAAATATGTAGGACAATATGCAGATGATACTTTCCGTATTTGGAGCCTAACAGATGGCGGTATGAGGAAAGTAGATATGGGTGATGATACAGGTGTACCATCTGGATGTAATTATACAAATATGCAGACAGATTTGAAAGCTTATCTTGCTGACATAACTGATACAGATGATGCTACAACTGAATTGAATTCTAAACAAGCTACTTTTACTGAAACCAATGATGGACAAACTGCAACACGTGCGGCCCATTGGGAGACACAGTTTGATTATGATCCACAACAAGGTACTGTAAAAGAAGAAATAAAATCTGGTATATATAAATCAGGTACTAATAATACCTGGACTGTTCTTAAGTGGAACGCAGGTGCTGCTACTCCTTATGCTGAAATTAAGAGTATGTCTGATGGTGCTATATCAGGACCAGTACTTACACTAGAACGTGTTAGTGGTGGTACAGGTTATAGCGCAACAACAGCTGCTACAACTTCAAGTGGTTCAGGTACTGGCTTAACGATCACCTATACCGTAACAGGTGGAGTCATTGATCAGCTAGTCACTATCGCAACAGCTGGTGGTACTACTGCTACCACTGGTTATAAGTTAGATGAAGTTGTAACAGTGTCAGGTGGTGGTGGTAATGCTACATTTAAAGTCATAGCTCTAACCTATAAAGCAGGGCTAGAGATGACAGATGAACACCCTACACTTGCATCTGAAGGAAAGAGAGTATATGAATTAATAGAAACTACAGTAGCAGCTAACACAGCAGCTGAATTAACAACAGCTACTAACAATATGAACACAGCACAGACAGCATATAATAATGCTGTGACTGCTGAGGCTTCAACTAAAACTGCTTACGATTCAGAAGTAACTAATTGCCTTATACCAGGGTTACCTAATGATGGTTACCTTCGCGGTGCTTCTGCTGATGATATAGAGCTTCTAACACTAAACGACTATACTTATGTATTAAATAAAAAGAAGACAGTTGCCATGAAATCCATGACAACAGACTCTTTACCAACAGATGCGTTCATCGTTATCTATGTAGTTGCTTATAATGCTAAGTATGAAGTAACAATAAATGGTGTATCAATTAGTTATACAACCCCTGAAGATGCTACAGCAGGTGATGCTGACGTACCTACAGTAGTTTCAAACTTAGTAACTAATATAAATGCAGCCGGTGGTGCTGCTGCTAGTTGTGTTGCTACAGCTGTTGGATCAGGTATACATGTAACATTGGTAACATCTATTACTGCTTCTGGTGGACCTCAAGAGAGTGCTATATATTGCTTTACAGATAAAATATCAGACTTAGGTAAGTTACCTGTACAGTGTCATGATGGTTATAAAGTAAAAATAGTTAATAGTGAAAGTATATTAGCTGATGATATGTGGGTTAAATTCTCCACATCAGGTACAGCAACAAACGGTGTTGGTGCTTGGGAAGAATCTAATGCACCAGATATTCAATATCAGTTTGATCCGTTAACAATGCCACATCAATTAGTACGAATAGCAGACGGTTCATTTGCTTATAGTGCGATTGATTGGGTAGCAAGAGATGTAGGAGATGATGTCACTAATCCCTTGCCTACATTTGTAGGTAGTACAATAAGAAATATGTTCTTTTATAGGAACCGGTTTGGTTTCTTAAGTGGTGGTAACGTTGTAATGAGTAAAGCAGCATCATTCTATGATTTCTTTGCTAGCTCTGCACAGGTTGCTGCAGCTGATGATCCTATTGATATCTCAGCATCATCAACTAAACCTGTATTCTTGAATTATGTTAAGAATGCTAGTGCTGGTTTGGTTCTATTTAGTGATAATGAACAATTCTTACTATCAACTGACTCAGATATATTGAGTCCTGAAACAGCTAAAATTAATACATTATCTGCTTTTGAATGTGATACAGATATTTCAGCTGTAGATTTAGGGTCATCAATGGCCTTTATTTCTAAGTCTCCTTTATGGACTAGGGTGTTTGAAATAGCTAATATTAGTACAACTGACCCTCCTAGTACATTTAATACTACAGGTATTGTACCTGAATTGGTACCTTCCGATATAGATAATATAGCAGCCTCTCCTGGTATGAGTATGCTTTCTCTTGGTAATACAGGTGCAAGTACTCTATATCAGTATAGATTCTATCAAACTTCAGAAGGAAGAAAAGCTTCTACATGGTATAAATGGGACTTAACAGGTACATTAGTTGATCAATTCTTTGATACTAGTACATTCTATGCAATCGTATCTGACGGTACTAATGTATCAATCAATTCTATTGACCTTAGACAAGCTAGTGATACTGGTTTCCTAACCTTATCTACTGGAGAAAAGACTGATGTATGTATGGATATGTACGCAACTAATCCATATAGAATATATCCATCAACTGGTAGCTTAGATGTAACTAGAATATACTTACCATTTACACACCATGCAGGTAAGAAATTAGCAGTTGTAGCGTTAGGTGGTTATATTGGTGGTACTCTTGGCGCTACTCAAGCGTCTGTTGGTGCTATATTATACCCAACTGTAGCAGGATCAGCGCCTAATCAGTATGTAGATATCGATGGTGACTATAGAGGTAAGAACATTATTATAGGTTATGTCTATACAATGACAGTCGAAATACCTAAACTATATTACACTCAATCAAGTGAAGGACAAGCTAAGAATGATTATACATCAGATTTAATTATACATAGACTTAAAGTATCGACAGGATTAAGTGGCCCTGTTAAATACAATGTAAATCTAACTGGAATACCAGATAGATCAGAAACAGTAAGTGCTATAATGCCATATACATATACAGCAAATGACGTTGCAATGGCTTCTGAAGGTGTACATGAAGTACCAGTCTATCAACGTAACGAAAACATTTCACTTAGTATCATAGGCGATACTCCTTTACCAGTAAGTCTATTGGGCATGACTTGGGAAGGTAAATACAATAAAAAATTCTACAGTCGTGTATAAGGAGGTAAACTATGTTTAATGACTTCGGCGTCCCAATGAATGACGCTGAGATGAGTATGCTCCCACCAGGTCAGAATAAGCTACATCAAAAGATGATGGCTGAGTCTGGTGTAGAGATGAATATAACTTGGGCGGCAGCAGGTGCGATTGCTAGCGGTGTTTCCAGTTTCATGGGAGCTGGTGCTGCAAGAGATAATGCAAAAAGACAAGCAGCTGCACAATATGTAGCTCAGATGAAAGCTCATGTTGCTAGTGTAAAACAAGCGGCTTATAAAGATCGATATCAAGAACTGATGATCGATGCTAAGAATGAGCGTATTGTAGAAGAATATGATTTCAAACTATCTGATTTTAAACAACAACAAAAGTTTAATGCTGATGCTGCTTCTGCATCTCATGTAGCTGAACAGTTTAGATATACTGAGCAGTTAGAATCTGCAGCGATAGAAAGAAATAAGATGGTAAAAGAGTTAATGCGTGCTCAAGGTGCTGCAGCAGCTGCTGGAGGAACAGCAAGTCAATCTAGAGATCGTGCTGCAATGATTAACACATTAGGTGAATTTGGACGAGAACAAACTGAATTCAATAAATCTTTATATAGTGCTAGAGCTGCTTATAAACAAAGAATGGGTGCGATCAGTGGAGCACATGCTAATGCTGATTATACAGCTTGGACTAAAGTTGCAGTACCGCCTGCGTTGCAAATGCATGGAGCTATTACATTACCTGGACCTACTCCTACTAAAGCACCGTCACCATCTGGAGGATTCTTCAGTGATATGATGGGAGGTATAGGAGCTGGTATAAGCACATTCGGAGCTTTAGGTGGAGGCACAGGAGGTTTCTGGAATAAGCCGGGAAAGTAGGTGGCGGTGTAGGTACTCCTCAACCAATACCTGGTTCGGTACAATACATCGCATAAAACTATGGCAAACGAAACAAAATACAAAAGACGGAAAGACGGCCATCAACTATTCCGTGAATCCCTAGCCTTTACTCCTAAGCAAGTTGGCGATGCAATGGCATCTCAAAGAGCAGCCAACACAGCCACCCGACAGCAGAACTATGAAAACCAAGGTGATGCCGATCTAGCTAGCTTTCAGTTGCTGAGAGATCAGCAGAAGATGATAGATGAAGCTAATGATAAAGCAGCTAAAATGTCAGCCGACTGGGGACTTCAAGATTTCAGAGCTTTCTCAACTCTTGCTGATATGGCTTTCCATCACATGGCAGCTAAGGAACAGCGGGATGATCAAAAACAAGCTTTTCAAGACTTCTTAGAACTAGAAAAAAATCCAGAACTTCTAAAGAAGGTGATGACGCCTTATCGTAATAACGTAAGGTTAAACGATGAGAACGTAAGGAAGATGACACAACTCGCTTTTACACTAGATAGTGGAGGCGAGGAGTTAGCATTAGTAAAGAGAGTTTTAAATAACGGTGGGCATTATAATCAGAACATGCTTCGCTTAATGAAAGCGAATGTTCTAGAGGATATTCCCACATGGATGCAGCAGGAGCTTAATACTAAAGTACAGATACCAGATCATGTATTCCCTGGAATCACTGAACCTATAAGTATAGAAGATATAGAACCAGATGGTAAATATTTTGAGCTTATACAAGAGAGAGATCCAGATGGTAGTGTACAACAATATCTAAACGCTAGAGCTTCGAAAGGAATCACTGATATACTATCAGAGTGGTATTCCCCAGAAGCAGTTATGGCTGACTTCCAACCTGCTATTAATAAACACTTTGGTAAGAGAGATTTAAGTAGCAGTGCTGATGCTAAAGCATTTTGGAATAGTGAAACACAAAGAGAGCTGCGTGCTGTAACCGTTGCTGAAGCTAAAGCTCTAGATCCTAATACTTTTGTTTATGAACTTATTAAAGATGTTGAAGCACAAGCACCATATATGGGGAGTGTTAAAGAAGCTTTCCAAACAAAACTAAATCAATTATTAGTAGCTTTTGAAAATGGTGAGATAACTTTAGGTACGTTAAGAGGTATAGAAGAAGCAATAGTAAATTCAAAAGATCATGATAAGATTGGATTTGAAGGAGTTAAACAGTTTAAAGAGTGGAGAGATAAGAATTTCGGAGCTGTAAATTGGGAAACTAGAATTGATCAACACATCAAAGCACAAGGAGAGAAAGCAAAAGAACTAAGAGAGAGTGCTATCACTAATCTAAAAGGACGTATTTATCAGTATAAATTGGCTGAGAAACAAGCACCACCTAGAGAGATAATTCAAGAATGGGTTAGCTCTATGGATGAGAATGGTTTATTAGGAGGCATGAGTCAATTCGAAGCATTTGATAAAGCAACTGAGAATATGACCACTCAGCAAGGTGATACGATTGAACAGATGAAGATTGATCTAACAGGGTCAGTTGCACAAAGTGGTGGTATTAGTGCTGAAGTAGTAGCTAATTATCCTCCAGAAATTCGTGATTGGTTAGAAGATCAAGGATGGATTTTAGACCCTGCTTTTGAACCAGATGAAGGTGCAAAGTCAGACTTTAATACACTTCTAGGTGCTTTAGTAAAACAATCGATGAAGCAGGAAGGTGCTTATGATAGACCTTTAACTGAGAAATTAATACTCAAGAATGGTGGTGATTGGTTAAGAAAAAGATATACTGATCTTAGAAAAGGTGGTACACCAAAGGATAAAGCTCTTGGTACTGCTCTTACTGAACTCCAAAAGAAATTCGATGAGGATATCGACTCATGGATGGTATTTAAGCACAGTGATGATCGTGTAGAAGAGTTAACTGCACAGTCTGTCGATGAATGGCAACGAAATGGTTTTAGTTTCGATTCACCTTTAACAGCACTTGAAGATCGACTTGAAGGATTAGCTGTTCACTTACGCTCAGGTGGTAGGATTCATAAAGATCTAACTTATAAAGCAGATGATGGAAATTACTACTCTGTGTTTGATGATACTCTAACTCAACTAGCTGCTAGAAGTGGTAAAACTACAGCAGCAATATTAAGAGAACAGTTAGAAGGTATGGGTATAAACGTCTCTTTAGACGGTGAATTCAAATATCTAAATGCTGACAGAAGAACTCAGTATATAATGGAAAGAGGTGGTGCAGGGAAGATACGTGCTGAAGTTAATGCTTCTATAAAAGATAGTCATCTTGAGAAATTAGAGATCAATCAAGATGGAGGTAAGAATTTCTATGGCATACCAATGGCTAGATTGAATGATACTTATCTAGAAGAAGCAACTGGTATTAGTGCTGATTATTTAAACACTGTAGAAGAAGGTGGTTTCAGAGGTGTGATGAATAAACTTGGTATAAAACAACATGAGTTATTAAACCCTAATCACGTTAAACTTATACAGAAACGAGTACTATCTGAACACGGTGGTATCCCATTTGGTGCTGTAGATACAGATGAAACAGGACAAGCTTCTTTTACATATAATGCTGAAGAAGCAAATTTAATACCAGGACTTACATCTGCTTTCAAAAACGATCTAAATCAAAGACATTTCGAACCTGGTACTAAAATCACATATGCTACTGCAAGTGATAAAGGCACACCTATTGGTACAACTAAACCAGCTAATTTTAAATTACCTTGGCAGAAAGAAATACCTACATTAGTATTCGGGCCAATATCAGGTGGATCACATTTAGGGTGGAGATTTCTTGAGGGAGCACAGCCATGGGTACAAGAACTAGTAAAGACACAAGGTAAATTCTATGAGTGAACGACCTTTTATAGATCATACCCTCGTAGAACAGGGTAATGAATTAAGAGAACAAAGGCTTAATGAAGAAGCCGTTGAAAGAAAAAAATCTGAAGACCAGGCTGCTGCTGAAAAAGCTGCAGAAGCCCAAAGAATAGCAGAACAAAAAGACCCTCATGGAGCCAAAGATCCTAGTCAATTTGGTCTTGGTGAAAACCTTACTGAATTAAAAAATGCAGTACTTGGTGGTACTAGAGATACAGTAAGTTCTTTTGCTACTGCAACTGAACGTGGTATTGACATGGCCTCTGGGGCTATGGTTAAAGAAATTGAAGAAACTGGTGATTATGAACCAGACTTTAATCCACTTGGTGGAGATCTAAACCCTATCACTAAAACTTGGTGGGGTAACTTTATTAGGACTGGTGTACACTTTGGTACAATGGCTGTGCCTATCGTTGGATGGGGATCAGCTCTCGCTAAAGGTACAGGAGCTTTGTCTGCAATTGCAAAGGGAACTGTAATGAGTTCCAATTGGATTGTAAAAGGTGCCAGTATTGGTGCAGTTCAAGATATATTCTCAGAGTACTCTCAAGATGCTAACGGATTACAAGTTGTAAGAGATAGATTTGGTTTTATCGATACACCTTGTACTACTAATGATTCCGATCACCCAGCCCTTAAAACAGTAAAGTCTGTATGTGAGGGTGTGGGCCTAGGTATTCCTATTGAGGGTACATTTAGAGCTATAGGTAAAGTTAGGAATCAGAAAGGAAAAGTAAATAATCCTACTAAAGATGTCTTAACTAATATAGATAAACTAGAATCTGCTGCAATATTTAAAGCTGAACAAACTGCAAAAGCATTAGTATCTAAGAATTTAAGAGCTAAAACTATACAAAAACTGTATAACAAGGGTATTGATTTTAACAAATTAGATCCTGATCAACAGATGTTGGAGATGTTGAAGGTACAAAAAGCAGATAGAAGTCGTCGATTTAGTACATGGACACCTGATTTTGAAGATAATCTGCAAAGAGCAGAACGTAAAATAACCGAAGCTGCAGATAGTATTCAAAAACAAACTCTTGAGAAAGGTGAAGTTGAACTGAATGAACCTGGATTCCGTGCTCATAAGAATAAACCAATTGCTGAACATTGGCAAGGTGCGCCTAACTCTTTAGGTAGTGCTTGGGATATTGCTAAGACATTGAAGAGGATCACATTAGAATGGGGTTCTGAATTAGGATCTACAGAAAGTTTAGTTACTCCAGCTGCTGCTGAGTCTCTTGCAAATACAGGTTCTAAACTTAAAGGTATTAATAAAATCATTGCTAAAGAACTGAGAAATGATGCAAGATTTGTTGAACTAGAAAAGGCTCTTAAAGCTCAAGGTAAAGGTTTACATGATGTTTACTCTGATGCCTTTGAAAGAATGAAGGATACTATTGGTGGTCGAGATGCTGCACAATTAGAAACTGATGAATTCTGGAGATCTTTCCTTGAAAGTATTGATGATCCAGATCAATGGTCTTTAGAAGAAATACTAGCTGCTGATTTAATCCAACAATCTCTATTTAAACAATTACGTGATAGAGGTATTGCTTCAAGAGAATTAATCAATGTTACAAATATAGATGATGTAGATGGTCCTTTAAAATATCTAAAGGATAATCTTATTGTAGGACTAGAACAAATTGAAAGATCTAGATTCTTAATGAGCCAACCTTATAGAGATCTGATATCTCAACCAGGTGGTAAGAAGTTAGCTGAACAAGTACTCACTGATTTACATGCTCAAGTAAAGGGTCGTGTAAGTATGATGTTTGATGTAGCAAGGGATGCACCTTCTGATGACTTATTAAGAGCTATGCTAGAAGCATTCTCTATGTCTAATAAGATTAGTAACTGGCAGGACTTTGACTCTTATATGCGTCATAGGTTAATTGGTCATACATCAGCTGATGGTGTAAGGCAGACAGGAGCCATTGTAAAAGAGTTACAAGGTGTTATGATAAATAGTATGCTGAGTAGCCCTAAGACCCCCATACGGGCGATCCTGGGTACCTCTACAGCTACGTTCCTAAGACCTATAGCTCAGACACTTGGTGGAGCTGGTAGATATATAACAACTGGATTCACAGATGATGCTGTATTAAGAGAAGGTCTAGCAGAACTAAATGCTATGATACATACAGTACCAGAAGCGTTTGAATACTTCAAGCATCGTCTTAATGGTTACTGGACTGGTGAATTAGCTACAGTTAAAAGTAGATATGCTGAATATACCATGGATGACCAGCAATGGGATTTAATGAGATATTGGGCAGAAGAGAGTGGTAGAGCTAGTGATGGAGAAATCGGAGCATTTCGTGTAACCAACCTTGCACGGGCCTCTAATCATTCTAACTTCTTTAATTACAATATGAAGTTATTAGCTGCTACTGATGACGCCTTTACGATGATCTTAGGTAGAGCTAGAGCTAGATCTAAAGCACTTAGAGGTGCAATGGAAGCTAAAGCTGATGGTCTTATACCTGATATTAGTCATGAACTAATAAGAGAGTATGAGACTAGGTTCCAGAATGAGATATTTGACCCTAATACTGGTGCTATAAATGACAGTATGTTGTCATATGCTAGAGGAGAAGTTACACTTACTAAGGATCTAACAGGTTTTGGTAAGTCTTTGAATGAATTATTTACAACATATCCTCAATTAAAACCATTCTATATGTTTGCAAGAACAGGCATTAATGGGTTAGAATTAACTATGAAGCATACACCAGGATTCAACTTCCTGGTTAGAGAGTTTAATGATATAGCTAGGGCTACACCTGATGACTTAACTAATGTTGTTAAATATGGTATTGAGAATGCACAAGATTTAGCTAATGCACAAGCCTTACAGAATGGTAGATTAGCTATAGGTGGTTCTATCATGTTCATGGCAGGACAGAAATACTTATCTGGTGAATTAACTGGTAATGGACCTGCTGATATAAGATTACGTAAAGTCTGGGAAGCTGGTGGATGGAAACCACGTTCAATTAAACTTGGTGGTATATGGGTAGGACATGAAGCCTTAGAACCATTTACTAGTATTCTATCTGGTATAGCTGACCTTGGTGATAATATGAATACCATAGGTACAGATGCTGTTGAAAGAGGTTTACTAAGCCACACATTAGCACTTTCTAAAGGTATGGTTACTAAGACTTACCTACAAGGACTAACTGGACTTACTGATTTATTTGGTAATAATCCTAAGAAGTTAGAAAGGATAGCTGCTAATATAATGAATAATGTAGTACCTTATGCTGGCTTAAGAAATGAAATAGGTAAGTTTATTAACCCTCATATGAAGGAACTTAACTCTGGATTATGGCAAACTATTCGTAATAGGAATCAATTTTTAGAAGGGATTGCAGGTCAAGATGGTGAGTTACCAGTTAAATATGATGTTTTAACTGGACAACCTATTAGAGACTGGCACCCTGTAGTTAGGTTCTTTAACGGAATAAGCCCTGTTCAACTTAATTTTGAAGAGCATGGGTATAGTAAAGATGAATGGAAAGAATCACAAATTGGACGTGCTACTTTATTTAAGAGTCAGTTTGATTTAAACTTAGCAACTTTAACTGCACCTGACGGTACATCATTAGCAGAAGTACCTAGAGTTAGATCTAAATTCCAAAGATTAATAGGTAATCAACGAATAGATTTACAGCTTGCTAAGCTTTCTAAGAAGAAGAAATTCATTGAATCTATGAATCAGATGGAACAGGATATTAGAGATGGCTTACATAGGCGTCCTCCTGGTATTAATCCAATGGATTATCCTCATAACAAGATGATTAGAAATCTATTTAATACTGCTAAGAGGAAAGCATGGGCTGGTCTTGAAACTGATCCTGATGTTTTAAGATTAGTTGATTCTAGGCAGAAAGCTAGAGCGTCCGTATATAATAGAGTTGATAACCCTGTACGAAGTAGGACACAATTCGAAGAGGCAAACCAATTACTAAAAATGACTAACAGGTAACTATGGCCTATACAATTGAAAATAATTATACAGGAAATGGTTCCACCAGACTATATTCCTTCACATTCCCATATTTAGAAGATACTGATGTAAAGGTAAGCCTTAATCAGGTCGATACAACAAATTTTACTTTAGCCAATGCTACCCAAATACAATTTTCTGCTGATTCAGGTGGTGCAACAAGTACCCAAGAAGCTGATGGATCACCTAAATCTTCAGTAGCAATAAGGATTTATCGTGATACAAACATTGATAATCTTCAATCCGAATTCTTTTCTGGATCTGCTGTCAGAGCACAAGATTTAAATAATGACTTTAATCAGACATTATATGTATCGCAGGAGACTGAGAAATCAGTCGAAGGTAAATGGAATGATTCAACACAGACAATAGATAGTACAGAAGCTTTCATTGATAGTGACAGCTATATAATGACAGCTAAAGCTATTGATGATAGGATTAACACTAATATAGCTTCTCACTCCTTAACAGATGGAAAGATCTGGGTAGGTAATGGTAGCAATGTTAGTGCTCAAGTTACTCCCTCAGGGGATGTAACCATGGCTAATACTGGTGCATTCACTATTGCGAATACGTCTGTCGAAACTGGTATGCTTGCAAATGATGCAGTTACTGGAGCAAAAATAGCTGATGATACAATTGATTCTGAACACTATGCAGCTGACTCAATAGATACAGAACACTACGCACCTGGATCAGTTGA